AATGGTTTATAGCCTTTATTAATATTTATGAGATAATCAAAGTAAGAACTAGAGTAATATATATCAGATTTTTCATCAACAAATTTCATAGATTTTCTGTAATAATTACAGGATGTTTTGTATTTTTTAATATTGTAATAACATCGACCTAAATTATAGTATATATATGGATCATTTGGGTAGTTTATTAAATCTTCTTTTAATAGCTTAATCTGTAAATTTTGTCTTATCTGACTTCTCCGCAGTCCTGCAGCTGTGTTATTATCAAATATATATATATTTGAATGACGAATGTTTACAAGTTTATTTTCGCAAACATCTACGATTTCATGGACTTTATATTTATATTTTAATTTATCTATAGCCCTTAAGATACGAATAGAATAATAATTTGAGGCCTCTTCAACATCCGGATTATTAAATATTTTTATATTGAATGCCGAGTATGATTTATTATTTTTAAGATATTTTCGAAGCTCCAAACCCCCATACAAAATATAGGTATCATCTAGTATAATTGTATATTTACATTTATCTCCTGCTAATTCCAAAGCGCGATTTCGTGAAATCGCAAAATCTATAAAAGGTTCTTCAAATAATTTTCCAGGCTTATTTTTACAAATTTTTTGAATTAATTCTTGAGTTCCGTCGTCAGATCCTGTATCCAAAATTGTCCAATAATCTATATGGGGTAGAATCTTTGAAAGTGTTTCTTCTAGAGACGATCCTGCATTTTTAACTATCATAACTAACTGAAGTAAATCCATTTTAAATTATAAATTTTTAAGTGTATAAATTTATAATTAATTTATTAAAATAAACTTGTAAAATTCCAACCAAGATGTTCGAATAAATCTCTACAAATATCATCATGAAACGATTTTCTATCTACAGTTTTTAAAATATTAAAGTCTTCTTTCTTACACATATATTTATGTCTTCGAAGTAATTGAAACAGAACATACTGAGTATTTATAAAATTTTTTCTGTCTATTTTTTTATTTTTCTTAAATTTTTTATCGTATAAAGCAGTTAAAATATCAAAATCGTCGAGTAATTGCTGTTCAAGATGACTAATATCATCAGGTTTTTTACCCGTTAAGTTATAGTGAATTAGAATAACATCTTCATAATGTTTTGAATGTCCAGTTTCCTTTAAAAATAAATAAATATATTCCTTAGTAATATTCTTAAATTTTGTTTTTTCGTCATCACAAAGAAGACTATGTAAATCAAATTGTTCTATTAAATCATCATACACCTTCTGATCTATTGTCGAATTTTGTTTCCCTTGATATTGGTTTATACAATCGCGAAAATGAACTTTTCGGTCATATGTGTATTTAGTTGACATATTTACTCTTTCAACATCTTTATAAGATGAAAAGTTAACTAACATTTCTATCATATTTCCACATTCTAAACACACATAATTATTATCGTCAATCATTTCAAAATTTTTTTTATTTTGACAATTATTACAATTAATTTTATTTTGTGTTAAATTTTTAGATTGTAATATAGATAGATTTTTTTGATATTTTTTAGCAATTTTTAAATAAGCCTGTACAATTTGATCTTTTTCAGTATTATTAATATCTTTTTTACCCATAAAAGTAGTCTTTAATGGATTTCTTAACAATTTTTTATACTTATCTAACAACTCAGTTGTTTCCATAATATAAAAATTGTAAGATGATTTTGTTATAATATCATCGATGAAATTCTTCAATTCCTGCCAATTTTTATATAAATTGGTCCGAATTCTATAAGATAAATCGGATAAGGCGAGTGTTCTTTGAAATCTATCCAATTTCTCTTCAAATTCTGATAACTTTGTTGTATTGCTTTCAAAAGTGCCAAGAATTTCAGAATTTATAGATAAAATATCTACATCTCCCATTAGTTTTATTAGTTAGATATTTTATTTAAGTTGATACTTATTTTTTTTAAATTAATAAAGGCAATATTTTTTTTTAAAAATTTTTAAAAATATTGCTTTATTCTAAAAAATGGCAAATACTTGTTCATCAAATGTCACTTCCGCATTTATTGATTTAGCAACTTATGATGAGTTGGAGAAGTATATGTATGGTGGTCCCGACGCCACTGCTTACTTTGTTCGCGAAACTAGAAAATCTACTTGGTTTTCTCAAGTACCTGTTATCCTACAGAAATGCAATGGCCAAGCTCAATTTGGTAACGACTGGGCTGTCACCATCTCTCGTGCCGGTGATTACTTGCTTAACACTTGGCTTCGTGTGACTCTTCCTCAAGTTTGCTTAACCACGACTTCACACAAAATTTCTTGGACTCCCAACTTGATGCATAATCTTGTTCGTGAAGCCTGCATTACTTTCAATGATCTTGTGGCTGCTCGCTTCGATAACTTCCATCTTGATTTCTGGGCGGCTTTCACCGTACCGGCAAGCAAGGGTACCGTTTACCAAAATATGATTGGTAACACGGCCTGTTTAACTACGCCTTGCAATTGCCTTCCTGAAAGTGTATTAAATTTACCGCTTCCCTTCTTCTACAGTCGTGATAGTGGTGTAGCTCTCCCAACAGCTGCTCTTCCCTACAATGATATGAGAATCAACTTTTCATTTAGAAATTGGTTTGAATTATTGACCCTATGGACTGCCAACCAAGCCACCCAAGGCCTTACATGCGATGCTCCACCTCTTAATTATTTAAATGCAGAACCACAACTCAGTAATGTACAAGTCTGGGCTAACTATGCTATTGTGTCTAATGACGAACGTAAGAGAATGGCTTGTGCTCCTCGTGATATCCTTATTGAGCAAGTACAAACCACGCCATGCTTACAAGTACTCGGCAATGCTCAACAACAATCATTTGACATCCGTTTCTCTCATGCTATCAAGGCATTATTCTTCGCAGTACACAATTATACCTGCAGAAATTACTGGTCCAATTATACCACTGATGGACCTGCATTTCAATTCTCAGCTACTAACCAGTGTTGGCCACTTGCATTCCCTCCAAATGATTGCCCAAGTCATGATGGTGTTATCCGTGATGCAAATAACAATATGTTATGGGTAGACCCTGTGGCACTTGCCAGTTTGATTTACGAAAATACGCAACGTTTGAGCAATATGGGTTCTGACTACTTCTCTCTTGTGCAACCATGGTATCACGCCCCAGCGAATGCTGCTGCTGAAGGTTACGTTGGTGTTGGTAATGGTACTGGTTACCACATGTACTCATACTCTTTGGAATTCATTTGCCTTGACCCTATGGGTTCAACTAACTACGGCAAATTGACCAATGTGAGCATGTGCATTACCTTATCTGCTAGAGCTCAACAAGCTTTGCTCGCAGGTAATGGTCCCGCCGCCATTCCTGGTAATGTCCATATTCCAGGAGGACTCCTTGCCAATTATGCGGCTCAAGTTTACAGATTCATTGTAACTGCGGTTAACAACAACATCATCCGTGTCAGCGGTGGTGCTCTTGGTTTCCCCGTGTTGTAAGTTAAGTTTTACAAAAATATTTTTATACCCAAAAAGGTATAAAAATATTTAAAATTAAATTTTAAACCCTTAATTTAAGAAAAATACTTGTTCAAATTACTTGAATTCTAATAGCGGTTACTCCATATTTTGCTTCATCTTCCTTTGTAAAATATTTAAAGTAAACACTTAATCCATGCTCTATTGAAGGCATTCCTGGCAAACATTTCTGTAATCCTTCTTTTCTCAAATATTCTTCAAAAGTTTTATAGTTTTTTTTCCCAGTAATTCTGGTTAAAACTTTTCGGGGCTTAAAATCATCATTCGTCCATTCCACAATATCACCAACTTTCATCTCCTTGAAACGACCTTTATTCTTTCTACCCTCTACAGTTTTCAATCCTAAACTTATTAAGGTAAACCATGGTTCAGAAAGATATTCCATATAATCTGGTTTAATACCGAATCTTAATTTTTTTTTTCATTTTTTTTTAAACATTTGTTCGTCAGGTATTAAAAATCTCCCGTACGGCGTTTTTTACTCAAGAAATTTTATTTTAATAAAATTGATTTATAGTTTTATTTACTTAGTTTAAAAAACACATGTACGTTTTGAAGTCAGTTACGCCATTAGCAGAATTATCGAGGAGGGATCAGAAGTGTTTGGATATCGCTACAGACCAGGCTCATAGTAGCGATTTTGATACTTTTCGCGTGGGTGCTTGTATTAACCATTCAAAAGTGTCTTTTCAACGGTTGTAATGAGAGAAAGACAAGGACTGGCAAGATAAATTATTTTTCCTGTCATGCAGAAATGAATGCTCTGTATAAGTTTTTGAAGGCTTCCGGGGTACGATCTCTAAAGGAAAGATCACCGCCAGCGCGTTTAGGAAATGGTGTCACAATTTACATTTCACGAATATTAAATACTCAGGAAGATATTCCAAAGGGTCAGAATTTTTGGCTTGGTATGTCAAAGCCTTGTAAGCATTGTTTACCTATGCTT